AGCGCCTTGAGACGCGAGCAAGCAACATAGGCTTATAGCCTCAGAGAAAACCACGTCTTTTAGGCGTGGTTTTTATTATGGAGGGATGAAATTAAAATGCTCTTTTACCCAATTAATATTTTAGGCACAGAATACAGGATATTTAAGCATAAAAAAGATAAAGATAATCGCCTTTCAAACAAAGATGGATTTTGTGATCATCATGCAAAAGAAATAGTAGTATTAAAGTGCGAGGAAAATAAAGATGATATCGATCAGATGCGTAATCTGCAGGATTATGAGAAGAAAATTCTAAGGCATGAAATTATACATGCCTTTTTATACGAATCGGGTTTAGATATAAATTCCCATGATATAGATCAGTGGGCGCGTGATGAGGAGATGGTTGATTGGATGGCGATTCAGTTCCCTAAAATGTATAAAATTTTTGCAGAATTAGATATTTTGTAAATATAGAAAAAGCAAACACGGAGGTGGTGATATGACTTGAAAGAGAAATACGAGCTAGCATATGATGATTACATATCAGGCATGAAGTATAAAGACATAGCAGCTAAATATGACGTGTCTGTTAGCGCAGTCAAGTCATGGAAAAGCCGGTACTGGAAAGATAAAAAGTTGCAACCAAAAAAAGCAAAGGTTGCAACCAAAAAGGTCGCAAGAGAAATTGCTAAAAATATAGCTGATGATTATGGAGAGCTGGATGAAGATAAACAGCTCTTTTGTATTTACTGCTTAAAATATCACAATCATGTAAAGGCATACCAAAAAGTCAAACCGAAAGTTACATACGGCAGTGCAGCTGTCATGGCTAGTCGTTGGTATAAACTGCCTGAGGTCCAGGAAGAAATTAAAAGGCTAAAAGTAGAAATGTACGCAGATGCACTTCTTGATCCGCAGGACATTGTACAAAAATATATCGATATTGCATTTGCAGATCTAAATGATTATCTAGAGTATGGTCGAGAGTTAGTACCTGTTATGGGACCGTTTGGACCTGTTACTGTAAAAGATGAGCTGACAGGTGAAACAGTTGAACTAAAAAAAGAGATAAATGTCGTGAAACTCAAAGACAGTGTTTTTGCTGACGGGACTATTCTCAGTGAAGTCAAACAGGGACGCGATGGCGCTAGCATAAAACTGAGTGATCGTATGAAGGCCTTGGACTGGCTAGGCAGGCACATGAACCTTGTTACTGAAGAACAAAGAGCCAAGATTGATTTGATTAAAGCACAGACCCAGAATATTACCGGTGGCAATGATGAAGAAATTGAAGATGCAGATGACGGTTTTATGGAGGCTTTAAACGGAACTGTTGAAGAGGACTGGGACGATTATGAGAAAGAATAAAGCTTATTTTAAGTTTAAGTCTTTTTCTAAGAAACAGCGCCAGATATTAAACTGGTGGTGTCATGACAGCCCAGTTAAAGACAAAGAAGGAATTATTGCGGATGGTGCTATTCGTTCAGGTAAGACTATTGCAATGTCTTTATCTTATGTTTTATGGGCAATGGTCACTTTTAATGGTCAAAACTTTGGAATGTGCGGTAAAACGATCGGATCATTTAGACGTAACGTTTTATTTTGGCTTAAACTTATGCTTAAATCTCGAGGTTATATAGTAGAAGATCATCGAGCTGATAATTTAGTTATCGTTAGAAGAAATGGAGTCGAAAACTACTTCTATATTTTTGGTGGTAAGGATGAACGTTCACAGGACTTAATCCAAGGTATTACGTTAGCTGGATGTTTTTTTGATGAAGTTGCTTTAATGCCTCAATCATTTGTTAATCAAGCAACTGGCCGTTGCTCGGTAGATGGATCAAAGTACTGGTTTAACTGTAACCCAGAAGGCCCATTCCATTGGTTTAAGGTTGAATGGATTGATAAGTTAAAAGAAAAAAATTTAATTTACCTGCACTTCACAATGGATGATAACTTATCACTAAGTGATAAAATTAAAGCTCGTTACGTTAACCAATATGCTGGAGTTTTCTATGATCGATATATTTGTGGTTTATGGGTCGTAGCTGAAGGTATCATTTATGATATGTTTGATAAAGAAAAACACGTTTTAAAAACTAAGCCAAAAATCAACCAAGAAGAATATAAATATATTAGTTGTGACTATGGAACCCAGAATCCCATGGTCTTTTTACTTTGGGAAAAAGGAGTTAATGAAACGTGGTATGCAACAAAAGAATATTACTATTCTGGTCGTAAAAAGAAAGTGCAACGTACAGATGGTCAGTATGCTGATGATCTTGTTGAATTTATTGGAAATTTAAATATTGAATATGTTGTTATTGATCCAAGTGCTGCATCTTTTATAGCCGAACTAAGAAGTAGAGGAATTAATGTAAAACGTGCTAGAAATGATGTTAAAAACGGAATTAGAGAAGTATCTAATATGTTAAATAAAAATCAATTAGGTTTTTTAGAAAGCTGTAAAATGACCATTAATGAGTTTGCAGTTTATGTGTGGGATTCAAAAGCTACCGATCGAGGAGAAGATGCACCGATAAAAGAAAATGATCACTGTATGGATGCAATAAGATATTTTGTTAACACAATTTTAATTAATAAAAATAAATTAAACACTGATTTGAAAGGGGGAATTTAATGGAAATTTTTAGATTGCCAAAAGATACGGTTATGACACCTGATTTATTAGCCGAATATATTAGTAAACATAAGATGCTTGTAAATGGTCATTATCAAAAACTGCATGATGCTTATGAAAATAATTATGACATATACAATCAGCCAGACAAAGAAAAATGGAAACCTGATAATCGCATATCTGTAAACTTCGCCAAATATATCGTTGATACATTCAACGGTTTTTTTATTGGAAACCCAATAAAAATAAATGGTAAAGATAAGGGTACAAATGATTATATTGCTTTTCTAGATTCTTATAATGATCAAGATGATAACAATGCTGAACTATCAAAGATTTGTTCAATTTATGGACACGGTTACGAAATGTATTATCTCGATGATGATATGCAACAGTGTATTACATATCTTTCTCCGCTAGAGGCATTTATTATTTATGATGACAGTATTATTGAAAAGCCTTTATTTTTCATAAGATACTATAAAGATTATAAAAATGTTGAACGTGGGTCATGGTCTGATGATACAGTTATTCAATACTTTCATCAAAACGGATCGTATGTTTTCGATGACGATGAACATCTTCATGGTTTTGATGGTGTGCCGGTAACTGAGTATGTTGAGAATGCTGAACGCACCGGTATTTTTGAGTCAGTTATGCCGATGATCAACGCCTATAACAAGGCTATAAGTGAAAAAGCTAATGATGTTGATTATTTTGCAGATGCCTATTTAAAAGTTCTAGGTGCTAAACTTGATACAAATGGTGTTAAACAGATACGTGATAACCGTATCGTTAATTTTGAAGGTGATCCAGAAGTTAATATGGTTGTTGAATTTATGGATAAACCAAATTCAGATGGAACACAGGAAAACTTAATTGAACGTCTTGAAAGATTGATATTTCAGATTTCTATGGTTGCGAATATTAGTGATGAAAATTTTGGTACAAGTTCCGGAATAGCATTAAAATACAAACTTCTATCAATGACGAATCTAGCAAAGGCTAAGGAACGTAAATTTACAAGTGGAATGAACAGGCGTTACAAACTCCTTTTTTCACATCCGCTTTCTAAAGTAAAAAGTGATGCCTGGGTTGGTCTTGATTACAAATTCACTTTTAATATTCCTGCTAATATCACCGATGAGGCGCAAGTTGCAAGTTCGCTTGAAGGTATAATCTCAAAGGAAACACAATTAAAAGTTCTTTCGATCGTTGACGATGTTCAAGGTGAAATCGACCGTTTAAAAAATGAAGAACAGGATGCTGAAAATGATATTGTTGCTAAAACAATGTTTGAAAATGGTACTGACTTGGATTATAAGGATGATGCTGTTACTGAGGTTCAAGGAAAAACTTTAAATGGTGCTCAAACACAGTCGTTATTAGCTATAATGGCTCAATTCACCTCTGGTACTATAACTGAGGGTCAGGCTGTGAAATTAATTTCTACTGCAATCGGTATTGATACAAATGAAGCTAAAAAAATATTAAGTGGTGAATTGTAATGGTCAGTTATGATTACTGGCGCAATCGGGAAAATGAGCAACATAAGCACAATATCACTGAAGAAAAGAAATATAATCAGGAATTAAATAAAATTTACAAAGACATGATGGATGAGTGCAAGAGGTCCATTAATAATTTCTATGCTAAATATGCTAGTGAAAATGGTATAACCATGGCTGAGGCTAAGAAAAGAGCTTCTAAGTTAGATATAGAAGAATATGCGCGCAAAGCTGCTAAATATGTAAAAACAAAAGATTTCACCAAAGAAGCTAATGACGCAATGAAAATCTATAACTTGACAATGAAAGTAAATAGATTGGAGCTGTTAAAGGCTAATTTAGGTCTTGAACTTGCTAAAGGTCACAGTAAGATTTATCAGCTGTTTTATAAAGCGTTAAAAAAACGCTCTATAGATGAATTCAAGCGACAATCAGGTGTTTTAGGCAAAACAGTACAAGATAACATTAAATTGGCTAAATCTATTGTCAATGCAGATTTTCATAATGCTACGTTTAGTGACCGTATTTGGATGCATCAGGACCTGTTAAAAAATGATTTAAATAAATTATTACAAATTGGCCTTATTCAAGGTAAGAATCCAAAAACACTTGCAACTGAGCTTAGAAAGCGTTTTAACGTAAAACAGTCGGATGCTGAACGATTAATGCAGACTGAGTTAGCAAGAGTTCAAGTAGAGGCACAAAAAAAGTCGTATATTGAAAATGGTTTAGAAGAATATGAGTATATTGCTTGTGGAGGTAGTGATGTATGTGATGTTTGTAAAGCGTTAGACGGCAAACATTTTAAAATCAAGGATATGATGCCTGGGCTAAATGCTCCTCCAATGCATCCAAGGTGTCATTGCTCGACTGCACCATCTGTCGATAGAAAAGATTATGATGAATGGTTAAATTATCTAGAAAAAGGTGGTACTACTGCAGAGTGGAAAAGCTTAACTACAGAAAATAAGCACGCAATCAAATCTTACGTTTCATCTATAAGTTATTTGATTAATGATGCTTTAAGAAACAATTATCCTTTAACTAATGAGCAAAAGGAAATTGTGAAGAATTTAGATGATGCATTGTCTAAAATACATACCTATAATGGAACTTTGACACGATCAGTGTTCTTTTATGATCAACAATCTATAAACGATTTTATTGAGGAATATGAGGTAGATGAAATTGTAACTGCTAAACAGTATTTATCTACAACAAAAGGCAGTATCTATAATCCTGATGCTCAGGTGCAGTTAATTATTTTAAACTCTAAAAATGGTATTAATATTTCTGCTTTTAATCATGAGGAAGACGAGGTATTATATAAGCGTAATAGTAAATTTAAAGTGTTAAGACGCTACATTAAAAATAATGTAATATATATCGAATTGGAGGAAGTATGAAAAAGCAAATAACTTTTGAAGAATTTAAGAAGCTGCCTAGAAAAGAACAAAATGTAAGATATAAAGATTTATCAGATCATGATAAGTTTTTAGCTAGATTATCTGATGTTGGTCAAGACAATGCTGAAGGCCTTGAATTAATATCAAAAGATATGGTTAAAAAGATTGCTAAAAAATTGGGAATAGAAGAAAGATAGGGAAGCGTTTAAAGGTATTTTTTAGTATTGCAATTATAAGTCGATGATTAGTCGGCTTTTTTTGTTATAAAAAGCGGAGGTATAAGTATGGCACGAATAGAAAGTGGTGTAACTGGTGTTGTTAGTCAAATAGACATTAACAGTTTAGAAATAGATAAAATTAAAGGAAAACTCGATACACATATTAAAATATTTAATGGTTGTGTTGAATATATAGATACCGGAATTAACTATTTGAAAGCAGATGTTAATTTTCTACAGCAGGAAAACAAGCGAAATAAGATAAACATTATGAGGCTTGAAGATAACTTTAAAAAAACATCAAAATGGTTATGTTTTGGGATTGTAATTAATTTTATTTTATCAATTATTGTAATAATATCACTTTAAAGAAAGGAGTACATGATAATATGGGAGTAAGACCAGATAGTCAAACTAGTTTTGTAGGTATTGTGGACAGTATTTGTTTTAGCGATGAATTAAAAAGAATCGATAATGAAATAGCAGATTTAAAAGCATATATCAGCGATGTTAATTTAAGGCAAGATAATGTTATTAGAGTTAAACTTAAGGTAGATACCAGTGAACTAGATGTAACTATAGAGAAAATGGAGCGTTTAATTTCGTTAAAAAACGAATATGAAGCTAGTGCAATTGATACTAAAATAAGCGTTGGTGGGAAAGCTATAGCCAAAGAAGTTAAAAAACGTATGGGCGATAATTTATGATTAAAATAAATATTAAAGAGGGACGGAATTGTATTGCTATTTCTTGCGTTGGTCACGCTAATTACAATGTAATTGGTCAAGATATCGTTTGTTCAGCGATTTCTAGTTTGTTGCAAACACTTTGTTATTCTTTAGAGGAGTTGACTGGCGATATACTTAATTATTCGCTAGAAAGCGGAAATTCAAGTGTTCTTATCTATAAACCTCATAAACAGAGTCGATTATTAGTTGATTCTTTTTTTATAGGATGTAGAGAGATTGCTAACGTATATAGTGATTATGTTGAAATATCTAAAAATTAAATATATTAATTAGCGTTCATTTGTATGAACGCTTTTTATACGTCCAGGCGTGAATGACATTAAACTTTACGGATTGTTGGAGGCGTGGAAACCAATAAAAAAACTACGGATAAGTTAGGCGTGAAAACTTTAAATTACGGAGGAAAAGAAAATGAAAGATTTAGAAAAATTATTAAAATTACCATTATTAAAAAATAAGTTCGATTTACAGCTTTTTGCTGAAGATAGTGACAATGGAGACGATGGTGAGGATCCGGACAACGAACCAAACACCTCACTTAAAGATGGTGAAGGTGAAAATCCTAGTGACAAAAAATACAGTGATGAAGATGTAGATAAACTTATTTCTAAAAAATTTGCTGAATGGGAAAAGAAACGTCAAAAAGAAGAAGCAAAATTCAAAGAGGCTCAAAAATTAAAAAATATGACTGAGCAAGAAAAAAAGGATCTTGAATTCAAACAACTGCAAGAAAAAATTGCGAAGTATGAGAAGCAGGCTACATTAGGTGAAATGTCTAAGGTAGCCCGGTCAATTTTAGCAGATGAAGAAATTAGTGTTAATGACGAACTTTTAGCTAATCTAGTATCAGAAGATGCTGATACAACTAAAGCTAATGTTGAAAACTTTGCAAAGATTTTTAAAGCAGCAGTTCAAAAGGAAGTTGCAGCTAAATTACGTCACGAACCACCTAAAAAGGGTTCTAAAACGAAAATGACCAAAGAAGAGATTCTCAAAGTTGAAAACACAGCTGAAAGGCAAAAATTAATTAGGGAAAACATGGAATTATTCCAATAAAAAGGAGAGATAAACAATGAAAAACAAAAATAAGTTTAATTTACAATTACATGCAGCAGAAACAAATTTGACTGCTGGTAAAGATTTAGAACCAGCTATTTCGATTGATTACACAAGCCGTTTAAACAAAAATATTAATGAACTGCAACGTTTATTAGGAGTTACTGAAATGATTCCAATGAGCGCTGGAACAAATATTAAAATTTATAAAATGGAACAAGTAAATACACCTGATCAGGTTGGAGAGGGCGAAACTATTCCTTTAACTGAAATTAATAGAAAATTAGCTAGAACTGTTGAATTAAAGTTAAATAAATATAGAAAAAGTACATCAGCAGAAGCTATTCAACGTTCAGGACGTTCATTAGCAGTAAATCAAACAGATGAAAAATTAATTTCTGGTGTCCAAACTTCAATCAAAAAATCATTTTACACTATAATTAAGACTGGAACTGGTACAGCAAAAGGAACAAATTTACAATCAGCATTAAGTGCTGCATGGGGAGCGTTACAAAAGTTCTATGTTGATATGACTGTAACACCTATTTATTTTGTATCAAGTGAAGATTTAGCTGATTATTTGGGAAATGCTCAAATTACATTGCAAACTGCTTTTGGTATGTCTTATATTGAAAATTTCTTAGGTTTAGGAACAGTGATTGTTTCACCTGAGTTAGAAAAAGGAAAAGTTATTGCTTCGGCTAAAGAAAATATTAATGGTGCTTATGTTCCTGCAAACAGCGGTGACGTGGCTCAAACATTCAACTTAACAAGTGATGCTACTGGGCTTGTTGGTATGACACATAATATTGATGGAAAAACAGCAACATTTGAAACTTTATTGTTTAGCGGTGTCATCTTTTTCCCTGAATTCTTGGATGGAGTAATTGTAAGTTCTATTCAAGCATCTGAAGTATCAGTTGGAGCATAATTAGGGAGGAAAATAAAATGTATAAAGTTATTAAATATTTTACTGATTTACAAGATAATGAACATCCATACAATGCGGGGGATACATTCCCTCGTGATGGATTGACAGTATCTAGAGAACGTATTATTGAACTGGCCACTGCCAGTAATAAACAAAGTACGCCGTTAATTACATTTATTGAAGATAAAAGTAATCAAGCTCAATCCGAAAATGAAGCAGTTGAACCCGAAAAGCAAAAAAAGGACGAAACAAAAAAATCCGAACCTAAAAACTCAGCTTCAAAGAAATAATGGTGTTGCCTATGACAATACTTGAAAATGTCAAAGAATTACTAGGTAACCCCAAAAATATTGACGATAAACTAAACGTGATTATTGAGCTTACTCAAAAACGTTTAGGAAATTTGTTAAGTGTTAAAGAAGTTCCTGAAGAACTTGAATATATTGTTGTTGAAGTATCGGTAATTAGATTTAATCGTATTGGTAGCGAGGGTGTATCTTCTCATTCGGTCGAGGGTGAAAGTATGTCTTTCAACGACGATGATTTTGATAGTTATGATAAAGATATCAGGTCATGGTTAAATAATCAGAGTGATCTAAAAAAAGGAAGGGTACGTTTTTTATGAGATATGACACTCCTGTTTATTTTCAAACCGTTAAAAGTGGCCAGTATGATCAAAATACAGGTAATTATGGAGATGATACTATCGTCGAAAAAGAATTAATGGCCAGTGTGATGGATACCAGTACTAAAACAATGCAATTAATTTATGGAACTATTAAGCAAGGGAGTTTAACTATTCATATTCAAAATCATTGGAATGAAGCATTTAATTTTATTCGCATTGATAAGAAACAATACAAAGTTGACTATAGTAGAAAGCTTAGAACAAAACATATTTTTGTGCTTTCGGAGGTGACTTAATGGCTAAAGTTTTTTATTTAGAGGGTTTAGAAAAATTAAGTAATAAACTTAAGAAAAATATCAAGATGGCTGATGTAAAAAGAGTTGTTAGTACTAACGGAGCTGAGTTAACAAATAAAATGACTCGTAATGCTAATTTCGTTAAGGGATATCAAACTGGTACAACTAAAAGGAGTATACAGTTATCGAAAGAAGATAGCGGTTTTACTGCTATTGTTGAACCAGGTACTGAATACAGCCCGTATCTAGAATATGGTACCCGAAAAATGGAGGCTCAGCCCTTTGTTGGTCCTGCGTTTAATGAACAAAAAGAAATATTTAAAAAAGATATGAAAAAACTAGTTGAGTGAGGTGTATAAAAATGGATCCACAACAAGAACTGTTTAGTTATCTGTTAGTAGAACTAAAAAAGTTATATCCAGACAATGTCTATGATACTTTTTTACCACCAGATAATACCCCTTACCCGTTTATATATGTTGGCAATAGTCAATTAATTGATGATGCTAATAAAAGTGCTGTATTTGGGAATGTCTATCAAATTATCCATGTATTTCACAATAATCCTAAGCAGCGTGGGACAGTCTCAAAGATGCTTCTTGATATAAAGAAAGTATCTAGAGAATTAAATCATACAACTAATTTTGCGTGGTCGTTAAAAAATGTTAGTCAAGACATTATGCCAGATACATCAACAAGCATTCCACTTTTACACGGGGTGCTTTCTTTAGAGTTTAAATTTAATTAGGAGGATGTAACATATGAGAAGATTTGATTTACAGCTTTGTGCAGCGCCTGAAGCGGTACAAGGTAAAAAAATTGTTTATTTATATAGAATTTTAAGTAGTGCAACTACAAAAGATGGAGCAACACTTGCTTTTACAACTGAGAACGGTCGTACAAAGAGCAAGGATGCTGATTCCACAGCAACTAAGGACGGATCAATTCGTACACCCGGGGTTGCTGAGGTAGAAATTACTGCTACAAGTATTTTAGCGGTTGGTGATACTTTAATCGATGAGTTAGAAAAAGCCTTAGATAATGATGAGCTTGTTGAAATTTGGGAAGTAAATTTAGCCGAAAAAGGCACAGAAGATAATGTTGGAAAATTTAAAGCAAAATATTTCCAAGGATACCTTACAGAGTGTGAAATAACTTCTAATGCTGAAGATATGGTTGAAGTTTCTCTTACATTTGGGATTAATGGCAGTGGAGTAGATGGTTATGCCACAGTATCTCAAGAACAACAAGAAATGGCAAATTATGTGTTTGCTGACACAAAGAAAACTGGAGCGTAGAAATACGCTCTTTTTTAAATTGAAGAAAGAAGAGGAAAAAATTATATGGAATTAACAATTAATGGAATTGTATATAAATTCAAAGCATCTATCGGATTTGTAAGAAAAGTAAATAAAAATGTAACGCAAAAAGATGAATTAGGTATAGAAAAGCAAGTTGGTTTAACTTATTTGGTAGCTGGATTAGTAGATGGTGAAATTGAAGAATTGATTAATGCTCTAGATTATTTAAATGATGGCATGACGCCTAGAGTTACTCGTGAGCAAATCGAAGAATATATCGATAACGAAACGACAGATGTTGAAAAATTATTTGAGGCTGTAATTGATTTTTTATCGAGTGCGAATGCATCGAAAGTCGCGATCAAGAAAATGTTCGAGAGAGTGGAAGAAGCGAAGAAACGGGAAAAAGAACAACATTAGAAGATATTCGATCATTCAATGAAACTTATAAAGAGATAGCATTAAATTGTTTTAGATATTTAGATTTTAAGAATTTTGATCAAGTTGATTTATTAACCTTTGCGGAATATGAACTATTAATGAAAGCAGTAGAGCTAAAGGAACTTGATTTGAATTATCACATTCATTTGCTAGCGTTTAATAATTTTAAAGTCAAAGCAAAAAAGAAAGTAGGTAAAAATAAAACTCGACCAGTTTTCGATACTTTCAAGAAGTTCTTTGACTATGAATATGAACTTAATAAAGTTCTTGGAAAAAAAGAAGATAAATTTTCTAAAGTTAAAGAATTCATGAGAAAAAGAGGTGAGAAAAATGGCAGAGAGTTTTAGTGTAAAAGCTATATTATCGGCTGCTGATAAAGGATTTACTTCCACAATGGAAAAAGCCGATTCCAAATTGTCGAGCTTAGGCAGTAAAATTAAAAGTGGACTTGGTTTTGGTATTCTTACTGGAATTGGGCAACAAGCTTTTTCAAGTATCACAAGTGGTATTTCGGGTGTTATAAGTGAATTAGGAGCTTCAAGTGCAGCTTGGAAAACCTTTAATGGTAACATGGAAATGCTTGGAAAAAGTTCTGATGAAATAATTTCTACAAAAAAAGAACTACAAAAATTTGCAACACAAACAATCTATAGTGCCAGTGATATGGCTACTACTTACAGTCAGCTGGCAGCAGTTGGAACAAAGAATTGTACGCAGTTAGTAAAAGGTTTTGGTGGTCTTGCTGCGGCAGCTGAAAACCCAACGCAAGCAATGAAAACTTTAAGTACACAAGCTACACAAATGGCCGCTAAGCCGAAAGTTGCTTGGCAGGATTTTAAACTAATGCTTGAGCAGACCCCGGCTGGAGTTGCAGCGGTAGCGAAAGAAATGGGTATGAGTACTTCCAAATTAGTTAGTAAAGTTCAGGATGGAACTGTTAAAACCGAAGATTTTTTCAATGCCATTGCTAAAGTTGGAACAAATGACGCTTTCACAAAATTGGCTACAGAATATAAAACTGTAGACCAAGCAATGGATGGTTTGACTGAAACTCTGGGAGTTAAATTAGCTCCGGCATTCGACTATGTTTCAAAAATTGGGATTGATGCAATTTCTGGTCTTGTTGATAAATTAGATGGTTTTAACGCTGACAGCTTAGTTAATACAATTTCGGGGGCAATAACCACAATTCAACCCTATTGGGATGCTTTTAGTAAAGCTGCTGGAAAGGTAGCAGGAGCACTATTTGATGTTGGAGGTGTGATTGTTGATGTAGGTGCCTCAATAGCAACAAATGAAACGGTTATTAAAACGTTTAGTGATGTTATGTCTTCAGCCGGTGATGTGATTGCATTTGTTGGGAATATAATTGCAGATAATAGTGACATAATTGTTGCAGCTACACCGTGGGTAGCAGGTTTCTTTTTAGCATGGAAAGGCTATAAAAAAATTAGTTCAGCTGTTACTGCATTACAAAAATTTGGTGATAAATTAATGGGAATTACTCAGACTGCATCATCAGGTTTAACTGAAAAATTAGATGGAATTGCAGGTAGCCAAACTAAAGTCGGTAAATCATCTAAAAAAAGTGCAAAAAATATGCTAGCATCTGCTAAATCTTTTATGATGATGGGAGCGGGTATTTTGATGGTGAGTGCAGGTTTTGCATTATTAGCTTATTCCGCTATACAGTTAGCTAATGCAGGACCTTTAGCAATTGGTGTGATGGCTGGTCTTGTGGTTGCTTTGGCAGCTATGGGAGCTGGTATGACTTTGATGTTGAACTCTATTAAGCCTGGGGCTGCAAAATTAAACGCTATTTCACTTGCAATGTTAGCTATGGGAACGGCATTAGTTCTAGTTTCAGCTGGATTTGCAATCTTAACGGCTAGTGCTATTAATTTGGCAAATGCTGGACCACTTGCAATTGGGGTTATGGTCGGAATGATAGCGACTATTGCATTATTAGCGGCAGGAGCAGCTATATTAGGGCCTGCATTAACAGCGGGAGCAGTTGGGTTTATAGCTTTTGGTGCTGCTATTGTTTTGGTTGGAGTAGGAGCTTTATTAGCAGCTACTGCCTTAACGTTAGTGGCTGGTGTACTTCCTACTGTCTGTGAATACGGATTATTAGGAGCAGGAAATATAGCTTTATTAGGAGCGAGTATGATTGCTTTTGGAGCAGGTGCTGTAGTAGCCGGAGCAGGTGCTTTAATTTTAGCTGCTGGTTTAATTGCGGTAGGAGTTGGTGCATTAGGCGCAGCAGTTGGTGTATTAGCTTTGGCTGTTGCATCAGTTGCTTTGGGAGCAGGAATTAATTTGTGTGCTCTAGGCGCAGTTATTTTAGGACCGGCATTATTAACTTTATCAGCAGGGGCGCTCGCTGCTGGAGCTTCTTTGCTAGTTTTAACTGCCGGGGTATTAGCGTTTACAGCAAGTGGCGTTGCCTCTCTGGCAGGAACAATTTCATTAACTGCTGGGTTCGTAGCTTTTGGTGCTTCTTTATTGGTTGTAACCGCCGGTATGATTGCTTTAGCTGCTGGGTTATTAGGTGTGTTGGGTAGTATGAAATCAATTGCATCTAGTGCAAAAACTACTGAAAAATCATTAAAAGCAATGAAGTCATCAATTAGTTTTGTTAACAGTGCACTTGAAGGACTGGGAAGTTTAGCAAAATCTGCAATTAAATCACTTATTAGTTCTTTTAGTAATGCTGAGGGTAAAGCTAAAACCGCAGGGCAAAATATTGGAAACAATATTTCTAGTGGTGTTCAGACCGGAGCTACTAAAATGGTATTAATAGCATCATTAACAACAATGCAAACTATCGGAGTGTTCCAAAATGGTCAGGCAGGAGCCTACGGGGCAGGTGTTTACATTGGTCAAGGGTTAGGTAATGGTATGAGCTCACAACTCGGCTATGTAAGAAGTGTTGCTTCTCAACTTGCAAGTGCTGCGGAAAAGGCTATCCGTGCTAAAGCGCAGATTCATTCACCTTCAAGGGTTAGCACTAAACTAGGTAATTTCTGGGGTAAGGGATTGGGCAATGGTATTGTAGAAATGAAAAATTTTGTAAAAAAAGCAGCAGATAAATTATTTTCAATACCAGTTTTAAACAATCCTAAAATTGCTTTTGCAGGTGACTTTGATAGTAATCTTTCAGAAGATTACGAATATTATCAAAATACTAAATACACTATTAATGTACCTGTAATTATGGACGGCAAAGAGGTTGCTCGTGTAACTGCGCCGTTTACGCAGGAGGAAATAGAAAAAAATGAAAAATTAAAAAATATGATCAAGGGGGTGAAATAGTAGATGTATGAATTCGTAGATACTGATGAGATGTATACTAAAACAATACTTCCCGCTGAAGCAATGTCCTACAACGGCGTTTTTATTGAAAATGAAATACCGGGGTATCGGACGTTATATGTAAGCGGTCGTGAGCTGATGGAAAGTGAAGTACAAGATGAAACGGTCAATTTATTGGATGGAACCAATTATTTAGGTAAACGGTATCCATCAAGGACTATTACTGTTACATATCAATTAATTGCATCTACTTGCCTCGAATTTCGTGATTCATTTAATAAATTAAATCGTCTTTTAAAAGATGAACAGGTTAAAATTATTTTTAATGATGAGCCAGATAAATATTTTATTGGTACAAAGATTGGAAACAGTATCCCTGGTCCTGGATCAAATAGTATAACTGGAAATATTGAAATATATTGCAGCGATCCGTTTAAATATTCAGACGTATTAAAAGAATTTATTGCTGAACCAAATGATAATGGGGTTCTTGAAGTGACAGTGATTAATGATGGTTCTGTTTCTGTTCCTATTGATTATGAAATAACTCACAACGCTGAAAGTGGTTTTATTGGTGTTGTGAGTGATAAAGGAACAATGCAGTTTGGAAAAATTGATGAAGCTGATAAAGAGCCTTATGAACAAAATGAAAGGCTGGGGACACTATGGGATTTTATAAATTTACCAAACGATACTAACGGTACTGATTATATGCATCCTTCGCATAGTGTAAAAGGAACGCTGGGTACTAGTACTTGGTTTGATCAGACCTTTTTAACTCTTGGTGTTTCCGGTCCTATCTCCTCGAGTTCTAACGGTGGATTACGTACTCTTATACTTCCCAGCGATTCTGAAGGAAGAAAAGGTGCTAAAAATTTTTATTCATATTTCCACCTTATTTTTTATGCTGGTTTGATGGGACAAACGGGTGAAATGTGCATAAATTGGCTTACCGAAGACAACAAACTTATCGCCGGGGTATGTTGGTACAAAACCGATACAACTGGTAATACAGGAAATTATGAATTATGGGCCAATGGGAAAGTATTACACACCTACTCATATACTACAAGTCACCTTGGAAATCAAAATCCATGGTATTGGGACTGGGGTCATTGCGATCTAAGAAAAGAGGGTAACAAGCTAACCTTTTACTACTGGGGCGGATACCCGTCTTATATTATTCCTGAAGTAGAAAATATGGAATGTGCAAAAATACAAATTGCTATAAAACAATATGGTAATCGTGGTGGCTCAAGTTTTATGACCTACATGGGCGTAAATGATTTTGTATTTGATAAAATGAATGTTGAAAAATGGAAAGATATACCTAATCGTTATCAGCCAAATGATGTATGTGTCATTGATGGTGAAAGCTCAAAATTTTATGTTAATGGTATGTATCGGCCAAACGATGAAATATTGGGGAGTCAATATTTTAAGGCTGATTCTGGTGAAACAAAAATTCAATTTGTTGTTAGTGAATGGACTAAAACAAAACCGACAGTGAAAGTACGTGTAAGAGAGGCGTGGATATAATGGACAATGTCAGAATTGCTGTATTAGATGCATATGATAACGTATGTATTTTTTTAGATAATACAATTGATGAGGCAATGCACTATTATAAAGATGAACTGCACACCTATTTGTCGGGATCAGCTTATACATACTCATTCAAAACATTATCAAATCACGACGATTCTAAGTTCCTTACTGTTGGTAATAAACTTTCTTTTGTATATAAAAACAAAGGTTATTACTGCAATATTGTAAATAATGAGCGTAATGAAAAATATACTAAAGTTACCGCTTACGGTCTTTCATTGGAATTATCTAATGAAGAAACCGGGCCTTATAAAGCAAGTAATGCTTTAAGTTTTGATGAATACATTAGAGCGTTTAACTTTGAAAATCAGGTGTTTGAAATCGGGATAAATGAGGTAAGTGACAAAAGAATAACTCATGAATGGGAAGGAACTGAGACTATTTTAGCTCGGCTTTTTTCGCTGGCAAATGTTTTTGATGCTGAAATTGAGTTTATAACCGAACTGAACAGCGATTATTCATTAGGAGGTATTGTTTTAAACGTTTATAAAAAACATGATACAAATGTTCAAGGAATGGGAACTGATCGTAGAAGTGAAATTATCCGTTATGGAATAAATATTAGAGGCATTTCTAAAATATCTGATATAACAGAACTTTATACTGCAATTCGACCAACTGGGACAGATGGGTTAACATTAGCCGGTATTGATAAAAAAGAATACGATTCAAATGGTAATTTAGAATATTATTCACCAAGTGGAACAATTGAAATTTTAGCACCTCAGGCAAGGGATAGATTTCCTTCTACCTTGACAACAAGTGAAAATGATCGTTATATCGCTAAGGTGTGGAGTTATGAAACAAGCAATGTTAATACACTTTATGGTCAGGCACTTGCACAATTAAAAAAGAACTGTATTCCTCAAGTTAGCTATGATGTAGATGGTTTTATTGATGCAAATATAGGTGATACGTTCACAATCGAGGATAAAGAGTATAAACCAACGCTTTACTTAGAAGCACGTATTACAGAGCAGATAATCAGTTTTACCGATCAAACTACATGCAAAACTACCTTTGATAATTTTGTTGAAAGGCAGTCGCAGATTGATGAATCCCTCATTAAACAAATGAATGATCTTATTGAAGCAAATAAGAGCTATAGTGCAAATATTATTTCTAGTAATGGGATTATATTCAAAAAGGATGATGAAAAAACAATCTTAGAAGCGCTTGTAAGTGATGGAATAAATGATATTACAGAAAAATTTACTATAAAGTGGTATAAAGACAGTTTTTTTCTTATAGATTCAAAAACAACAGAAGTTTCAGCAACGGATTTAGAAAATGATAGATCCGTTTTTCGTTTTGAAGCGTTAACTGATAATGGTGTTATAAAAGCAAGTGCGGAAGTAACTGTATTGAAACTTGTGGACGGAAAATCAGCTATAGTATTAAAAATTGACAGTGTTAACGGCTTTTCATTCAAAAATACTGGGGTTAATACAACTATGACAGTTCAAATTTTTGTTGACGATAAAATTATCGATACATCTCAAAAAATGTATGATGTTTTTGGCGAACAAGCAAAAATTATATGGGAAATAAAAAATATTGGTGAAACAGAATATACACCAATAAATCAAAATGATAAACGTTTGTCTGATAATGGTTTCATTTTTACATTAACCGACAAAGACATAAACAACAAAGCAACATTTAGATGCTTTTTAGACTTTTAAAGGAGGATAATATATGGCAATAAAAGCAAGTGCTCAGGTTGATTTAATCGATTTAACTGATGGTTATTCAGTAAACTTGAGTAACGATAATCATACGTTTCAAGGGACTACAAGCGCGGTCAACGGGACGCAATCTATTACATCGAAAATCACAGTAATGTGCGGTAGCGAAATCGTAGCTTGTACATTAGGTGCAATTAGTACACCCTCTGGCTTGAGTGTAGTTAGTGATAATAAAACTCCCGAACCAACAATCACAATTACAGCAACAAGCGCTTTAACTACGAGTGGAAGCTTTACAATTCCAGTAATTATAGGCGATATCACAATCGGAAAGGTATTCAGCTATGCTATTGCGTTTAAAGGAACAAATGGGTCCAATGGTACAAGTGTTACAGTAAAAGATACCAGTGTTACATATCAGGTTGGTAGTTCAGGTACAACTGTTCCAACCGGTTCATGGGTAGCCTCGCCTCCAAGTACATCGGCTGGTCAATATTTATGGACAAAAACGGTAGTAACCTACAGTGATGGTAAATCTACGACTGCGTACAGTGTCTCTAGAAATGGTACTAATGGATCAAATGGTTCAAGCGTTACGGTAACATCTTCTGCCGTATCTTATCAAGCCTCTTCAAATGGTACAACACCACCTACAGGAACGTGGTCTACTACACCAGTAACTGGAAGTGCGGGACAGTATGTATGGACAAAAACGGTAGTAACCTACAGTGATGGTAAGACTACTACATCTTATTCAGTATCAAGAAATGGTACTAACGGAGCTAATGGAGCTGATGCCTTTAATATTGCAATCATCTCATCTAATGGGACAATTTTTAAAAACACCGAAATCGCTACTACACTTACTGCTAAAGTGTTCAAAGGTGCAACAGAATTAACTGGAAGTGCATTAACCAGCGCAGGTACAATAAAGTGGTATAAAGATGGTTCATCTACGGCTACTGCCACTGGCAGTACACTTACTATTGCAGCTGGAGATATCACAAATCGCGGAAGTTATGTCGCACAGTTAGAGGGATAAAAAAATGGCGGTTAAGGCAAGAAATGAAATAACTTTGGTAAAGGTTGTTGACGGTACAGATGGAGACAGTGGGATTATAGTTTCATCCACTGCCCCATTAAAACCAGCAGTAGGTCAACTATGGCAGACTGCAACGGGGCAGCCTATTAAAAGATGGACCGGAAATTCGTGGGTGATTCATTATATTAGTGTAGATAATTTAAATGTAGATACCTTAAGTGCTATTGCTGCTGATCTGGGAAATATTACTGGTGGCAGTCTAAATATAAATGGAAAATTTATTGTAGATACTACCGGTAAAATCACATCCCTGACAGGAAGTATAGGTGGTGTAAATATTTCTGATGGAGGGCTATCATCATCTAAAAGTAATCAAAATGGATTAACAACTAGCTATAATATAAAACCAGATGGTACTATTTCGTCAAAACAGACTGGTGGAGAAATGGATTATCTTTTGAATATGGATTATGGAATGATAGATTTATCTGCAACTCCAAATGACGGTACATCTAGCTCGTGGTTAAGACATAAAGGAATAAATATAAGCGGAGGAATTATAAATTTTTATAGTGGTTCTGCTGAAACTGTAGGAAGCATAGAAGTTGATACGTCCGATAATTGTATAAGAATAACTAATGCTGGTCATGAACAACCAATATTTGAGATGGTTGGAACTGTTAATGTAGAGATATAGGAGGGACGAAAAATGTTGATAAAATCAATTAAATCTCGAAAATTCGGGGGGGGGGGTACTTTTAGAAATTTATTTAAAAATTCTTCTAATTGTATCTTATACCCTAAGAAAAATGGGAGTACGGTATGCTAAAAATATTCGGACTAAAAAACGGTACAAGATTACAGCGTAAAGATACGTTTTTCCAATATTCAACTAAGGAACAATTCACTGGGGAATATTGGCTTGATGGCAAAAAGATTTATCAAAAATCTTACAATTTAGGGACTATTAATGCTTTTAGAAAAATAGAAAATATCGCTAATTTTGATAGAAATATAAGATATGAATTTTCAATGAGAGCTAACGATAAAATAAGCGGTGTAAATGGTGTTGCAAGCACTGACTTATTTGTCACTACAGGTGGAGATGTTTACATCAACACTAATGGAAACACTAGATACGATGTAGTATTGACATTATGGTACACGAAAAATTAGAAGAACAAATTTCTAAAAGTCATAACTTATATGGCAATAAAAATATTTGGATTTAAAGATAAAGAAAAAAGATTAAATGGTAAAGAGGTATTTTTTAAATACTCCAATGCTGAGCAATTTACAGGAAGTTACTGGATAGATGGAAAGAAGATATATGAAAAAACTATTAATATTGGAGCATTGCCAAATAATAATGTTAAAACAGTATCGCACGGCATTAATCAAATTGATAGATTTATTGATGTCGCTGGTGTTGCAAGTTCATCATCTGCGGCATTGCCAATTCCAAATGTTAACCCATGGAGCTTAGGAGAAAGTATAATTTGTTACCCTACAACTGGCGATATTATCATTGGAAGTGCCAGTGATAAGAGTAGCTACACTGGTTATATCACTTTGCGCTATACTAAAACAACAGATTAGTAGCTACGATTATGGCAATTAACAAAAGAGTAATAGATAGAAGAACATATTTTAAGAGTTATTGGATATAGATATCGATAAGAAAGTTGAGAAAAAATTATGATTAAAACACATGAATTAGATGTTACAGCAAGTAAATTCAGCCAATTACTTGAAACAAATTATATGATTTTAAAACAATCAAGTTATGAGCAGAACGATTATATTTTATTTAGAGAAATCGAAACTGTCGAAGAAGAAGTCAATTATACTTCGAAATCACAGTTAACACAGATTAAACAGATTATTAATGATGAAGGTATCAAGGAAGGCTATGTATTAGCTGTACTTAATAAAATTTAAACTGAAGGTGAGGAAAATGAAAAAAATGAATGTTTTAAATAATATGAATTACATGGACACATACAATGCGATTACTGGAGCGGTAGTCGCTTTTTTAAGCTTTATTTTTGGAGAACACTGGATTTTATTTGCTTTGTTCTTATTATTTAATGTTATTGATTGGATTACTGGCTGTATGAAATCGAAATTGGCCAATAAAACCAATTCGCAAAAAGGATGGCTAGGTGTCTTAAAGAAATTAGGCTATTGGATTATGATTCTTGTGGCTTTTGCTGCATCTGTTTTATTTATAGAGATTGGCACTACACTAGGAATTGATCTTGGCATTACAACATTAATCGGATGGTTTGTATTAGGGTCATTAGCTGTTAATGAGATTAGATCAATCATAGAAAATCTTGTAGAAGCAGGTTATAACGTACCAGCGGTTTTAACAAAAGGATTAGAAGTGGCAGATAAACTAATTAATAAGGAAAGTGAGGAACAATAATATGGCAGTAATGACAGCAGCACAATTAGTAGAAAAAGTAAAGGCGGCAGCTAACAGTGCCACATCTTATAAATTAGGTACATTTGGAAATAAAACGTCTAACGGGAAAAGACAATGGGACTGTTCTGGGTTATTAAAAGGAATCTTGTGGGGATATCCTTCTAGTGGTAAATATGGATCTAATGGTGTATTAGATCAAAATGCAGATACTATTATTTCTAAATGTAGTGGAGTGTCTACGAACTTCTCCAATATTGTACCTGGTGAAATTGTATGGATGAAAGGTCATATGGGTATTTATATTGGTAATGGCAAAGTAGTTGAAGCTACTCCTAAATGGGATAATGGTGTTCAAGTTTCAACTTGTGCTAATGTTTCAAGTGGATCTAAATCTAGAAAATGGACTAAACATGGCAAAAGTCCCTATATTGATTATGGCGCTACTGTATCAACCCCTGCACCAGAACCTTCTCAACCTGTCGATGACTGGTTAAATAGATTAAATGCAGAAATTGCTAGACAAGGATTCTCTAGTTATCCAACTGTAAAAAAAGGTGCGAAGGGTGGTATTACTAGATTAATTCAAGAACGATTAAACAGTGTGGGATTTAATTTGGTTGTTGATGGGGACTTTGGCAAAAAGACTAAAGAAGCTATTATCGTGTTTCAAAGAAATCGTGGTCTTGTTCAAGATGGTGTTGTTGGACCTAAAACTTGGGAATATCTGTTAAGCGGTAAGAGCTATTAGTATATGGAAACAATTTATTTAAAAAATGGTGCTGAGGACATCCAGGGCAACCAGTTAAACACAAGGTTAGAATACACTATTATTGCAATGGGGTAGACACATAGCGTTATCAGCAATGGGTACCATGATATTCATATAAATAACAAATACCTAAAATTCAAGCCTGGGTCATAACGATCTAGGCTTTTTTTTGTATGTAAATAAATCAGCATATAATTGGTGACTTTAGTTTGTGTATATTATAATTAATATATAAAGAAAACTATTTACGGACTAAAATTATTAGATTTTTGTTATACTATATTTACATCATTGAAAAAAGATAAAGAATATTGGAAGATTCGCTTTGTCAAGAAATTTATACTATTAGTCTAGTAAAATTTATTTTTCATGATATAATAATTGCGAGGTCGGGAGAGTAATTTTTAAACCTCAAAATTTATTTTTATAGTAAAATCGGGAAAATTAAGGAGGATTTTATAATGGACAGAAGTGATTTTTTATTTGCTAGACCTTCTTTTCTAAAGGGAATAGGTAGCGTTTTAAATATCGGAGCTACTGGTAATATTTATAATTCTTCTAAATCTGCTACTAAAGCGGATTCTAGAGCTATTGCGTCCGATTGGCAAACTATTGGAAACGATATGAGAGAGGCACTGGATGAGTACAAGAAAGAAACCAAAAAATAATCCTGTGCCATCTAAACCAACTAGAAAAATGACAAGTTCTCCGAAACAAGAAATTACAGAAAAAAGTGATAGTCAGATTGAGCGGGCTCGTCGCACACTGAATAGTTTACCTAGAGAAAAACGAGAAGTTTTGGTGCAAGAGATTACAAGTGTTTCATATTCAGGACCAATTCCGCATCCAAGTGATTTTGAACAGTATGAGCGAGTTTTACCGGGTGCTGCGGATAGGATTTTAACTATGGCAGAGAATCAATCAGCACATAGGCAGACTCTTGAGAAAGCCGCTATCTATTCAGATGTTGAAAATAGCAAAAGAGGACAATGGTTTGGCTTTTTAATAGGAATAGTTTGTATTTGTGGAGGCTTTGTATTAATAGCAATGGACAAGGATTTATCGGGGTTTGCCCTTATCGGTGGATCAATAGGAACTCTTGTTGGAATATTTGTTTATGGTCGTAAAAGCGACGCAAAAGAGCGTAAAGAAAAAAATGATAGTGAAAATAGTTAAAACCTAGGTCTAATTGATCTAGGCTTTTTTGTATAAAGAAAAACACAGTGACATGGGAATGAACACTGTGTTTTTAGCATAATTTTGGGATGCGTACTATGCATATTAAAAGTATATAATAATATCTTATTTTATACAATATTTTTACAAAAAGAGCACAAGCCAAAAACGGGAGAGGTGAACTTGTACTCTTTGTATACTTTCGAATATTGTTAATGGGAGAGGAACAATATTCTATTGTACAAAAATAATATTTGTACGCAATCTATTCTACTACATTATACAAAATATGCAAATGTATTAAACTTTTAAATAAAAGAGCACAAGGCTCTACCGAGGAGATATCTTTTTTGTGCTCTTGGTTGGGTATGGCTAAGGGGAAAGGAGGACCATACCCTATTATACAACTATTGGAATTATAGTGGGGATCAATAATTGTACAATATCAATTATAGTTATTTGTCATTTTTTATCAACTCATATACTTAATACTCAATATTTGATTGAATAAGTAATACTTTTTAGTATGGAAAAACATATTGTAAAATATAGTTATTTATTATATAGTAAACACATAAAGGAGGATTTACAATGGCTAAAATTACAGTAAATGAATCTTGTATTGGGTGTGGAACTTGTGTAGGTGTTGCACCAGATGTTTTTGAAATGAATGATGAGGGGTTATCATCTGTTATTGGTGATGATGTTGATTCAGCTAAAGAAGCTGCTGAATCTTGCCCTGTAGAAGCAATCGAAGTGGAAGATTAATCAAAAAAATAGAGAGTTATAGTGATAAAGGAGTGTTCGATTAGAGCGCTCCTTTAAGCATTGTAGCTATTAGTAACTTACATATTTATTCTAGATAACTTGTGGTATGGCTTATAATTCTTTTTTGTTTTTCAATATCATGCTTGCAATTAATGATCATTTCATCTTTATTTGGTATGTCAGATATTTCTAAAAGTTTCAGTTTTTCTTCTAATGCTGTTAATTTTATTTTCGCTTCTTGTAATTTTCTTTCTTTTAAGTTCGTATTTAACACCTCATTCTTATTATAAATATTTTGTGTATAAAAGTCATTTATGATGTAATCCAAAACCTAATTATTGATTAAATGTTTAATTTTTATTTTTTTGTGCTATTATCGATATTAGGGGATGGATTTGTCATAAATATACGTATACACAAACCGTTAACACTAAGCTTTTTAATCCTCCCTTAATGTCTGGAACTCCCTAGACTCCAGACATTTTATTACATGATAGAGAGGTGTTTGGAGAATAATTTTTAGCCTGAAGAAACAATATAAAATGTACTAAATAAGTAACAAATAAGTAACAAATCGCCTGAAACCCGCATTCTAGCGTGTGTTTTTTTTCAAGACTTGAAATTTTTTCATGGTTTATTAAAAATAATGAGCTTTACGATTAGTCCGTTAATCGGTTAAATGACTAGTATTTATTAGGATTTGTATTATTTTTATAGATTTTGTAAATATCATTAGAACTTAGATAATATAAAGATTATTTAAAATAAAAAAATATTTTTATGATATAATAGCTTGTGGAGGAGAGGATAATGCAACAATTAAAGAAATTTATTTGTTTATTACTATTTCTTTTTATAATGACAGCCTGTCAAGAAAAAATAGCATATGATAAGGAATGGGCGGCAAATTTTGCACAGCAGCAAGTTAAGGCTATGGATGGATATCGTCTGGAGGGAGTATATTTTTATCAAGGAAATCATATTAGGGTAAATGATCAAAAGGTTGGTAAGGCAGTTGTCGTGAAAGCAGTAGTTAGATACTATGATGTTTTTAAGGATCCAAACAAATATGAGCTTGTTTCTGTTTTTGATGAATCAAACATTGATTTAGCAGGACAAGGATATATTTACGGTGAAGATGGAGATAGGTTATTAGGGGTCGATCAAATAGATGTTTATGATTCCAATCAACCAATTAAGTATCTTCGGGCTATGGATGATAAAGACATTAGTGAAGTTAATCGAAAATTAAATACTGTGCAAATAAAATAAAAAAGCATCTTTAAATTGTTCCCTATAGAGTAAACACAATAAATGTGTTTTCTATAGGGTCAGTTTAGTATGATGCTTTTAGTTTACCAATTTTTTATAATGCCTTTTACTAAAGTAACTAGGTCTTTTTCTGCTTTATTAGCCGCTTCTACAACTTCTTGGTGATTTAATTCTTGGTTTGAAAGTCCTGCGGCTTTATTAGTGATCAACGAAATTCCCAGAGTTTTCATATCACAGTGACGAGCAACAATGGCTTCTGGTACAGTGGACATTCCCACTGCATCAGCACCTAAGGCTCTATATGCTAATATTTCTGCTGGTGTTTCATACATTGGGCCTTTAAAAAAAGCATAGACACCATCTTTTAAACTAATATTATTGTCATCGGCAACTTGATGAGCAAGTTTTCCTAATTTTCGATTATAGACTTCACTCATATCTTTAAAACGAGGGCCGAATTCATCGAGATTAGGACCACGTAGTGGGCTTGGGGCAAATAAACCAATATGATCTTTAATCAGCATAATTTGTCCAGGATTTAAATCTTCACGGATTCCTCCGCAAGCATTAGTTAAAATTAAATTATCAATTCCCAGTCTTTTAAATACACGAATTGGCAGTGTAACAATATCCATGTCATTGCCTTCATAATAATGAAAACGTCCTTTCATGGCAATTACTGTTTTATTTTCTAATGTACCGATAATTAACTTGCCGGCATGTCCAATGAGATTAGAAATCGGGAAATGGGGGATATCGCGATAATCTAATTCGATAGGATTTTCAATTTCATCTGCAAGTGGGCCTAGACCTGAACCGAGAATGATTGCTAAATCAATTTTTCCATGATATTGGGTCTTAATATAGTTTGTTGCTTCATTGATTTTAATGTACATATGTCATACCTCCTAGACTCAATTATAGCATAAACTTTTAAGATGTATTATAATGAAAATAGAAAAAGTGGTGAGAACGTGGAACGAAAATTAAAGACTCGACATTTATATCGACATTTCAAAGGCAAACTATATTATGTTATGAATATTGGGTTAGATAGTGAAACATTGGAGGAAGTTGTTATTTATCAAGCTATGTATGATGATAAAAAACATTTATTCGTCCTTTAGAAATGTTTTTATCAAAAGTTGATATAAAGAAGTACCCAAATGTAGAATAAACATATCGTTTTGAGGAATACGAGGAGGAAGACTGATGAATCAAGCGGCATATCGATTAGAACAGACGAAATTAACAGATAGTAAGGTTTTTCGTGATGCAGTACATAATTATATTCATGTAGATCAACCATTGATATTAGATTTAATCAATAGTCATGAAATGCAGCGACTTCGGAGAATCAAGCAATTAGGCGGGACGCATCAGGTCTATCAAAGTGCGGAACATTCGCGTTTTTGTCATTCTTTAGGGGTTTACTTTATTGCTCGAAAAATGATTTTTAATAGTGCAATCGGAGCCTATTTAAATGATTATGATAAGTTAACAGTAATGTGTGCAGCTTTACTCCATGATATTGGTCATGGTCCATTTTCGCATTGTTTTGAAGATGCCTTTGATTTAAACCACGAAGCATATACAATTAAAATTATTAACGGAAAGACCGAAGTACATGATCTTTTAGAAAAATTTGATCATGGTTTTTCACATAGAGTAAGTAGTGTTATTGAAAAAACACATCCTAATAAAATTTTAGTACAGATGGTTTCGAGTCAACTTGATGCTGATCGGATGGATTATTTACTTAGAGATTCTTATTTTAGTGGTACTACTTATGGGCAATTCGATTTATCCCGAATTTTACGAGTGATGGCTGTTTGTGATGGAAAGATCGTTTTTAAGAATTCTGGTGTACAAGCAATCGAGAATTATATTTTAGCCAGATATCATATGTATTGGCAAGTTTATTATCACCCCACAGCCCGGAGTTATGAACAGGTATTAATTAGTATTTTTAGGAGAATGAAAGATCTTTATGCAGCTGGTTATGATTTTGGAGATATTCGTTATTTAAAGCCGTTTCTTGATGGACATGTCGATGAAAATGATTATACTAAATTAGATGAGGGGATCGTTTTTTATTATTTTACAGTCTTAAAAGAAGGCAATGACGAGATTTTGAAAGATTTATGTACACGCTTTTTAGATCGACGATTGTTTATTTATCATGATCTGCTCGATCAACATGAAAAACAATTAGCTGAATCATTTTATGAAAAAAAAGGCTATGATCCTCGTTATTATGTTGTAAGTGATGATCAAAGCCAAGTTCCCTATCGTTATTATGGAAATACTGAAGAACTCAGTGAAATTGAAATATTAATTGATGAAGAACTCCGGTTTTTACCAGAAGTATCAGAAATTGTTGGGGCAATTGTAAATTCTAAGAAAAATAAAAATGATCATAAGATTTTCTATCCCGAAGTGTAAACTTCGGGATTAGTCTTTTTTAAACCAATAGACTGTACCATTTTCATCAAAATCACCGGTTAGTGGATTGATTGCAATTTGCTGTAGGTCTTCGGTTGGCTGATACCATGTAACATCTTTGTTTTCATTGGTATAGTTTAAAACATCGATAACGGTTTTTTTAGCAACAGTTTTGTCATCAGCTGTTTCCATTTTACGATTGTCATCGTAGCCGACCCAGCTGGCAACCAGGACTTGTGGATTATAAGCTACAGCCAGGTTATCAACATCGGTACTACCAGTTTTACAGGCGTTGATATTATCAAGTTGATAAGAAGCCATTGTTGCTTGAAGATAGGTACTAAATGTACTATTAAATGTAGATGTTAATAGCTGTGATAATTCTAAACAACTATCTTGCTCCAGCAATTGTTTATCTTCTTGTTCGTGCTGGTAAAGGACTTTACCAGCATCATTAGTAATTTTTTCAATTGTATAGAGATGATTGTATTTTCCTTCACTAGCGAGACAATTATACATATTGGCAAGATTATATATGTTTGTATTTAAAGTCCCAAGTGCCAGTGAGGCATTTGCTTTGACGTCCTTGATTCCAAATTTTTTGATTAATGAAGCTAAGTTATCAGTTCCTAAAAATAGATGTGTTTTAACGGCGAAAATATTATCAGATACAGCAATAGCTTGAGCTAACGTAACATCTTTATATGCATATTTATAGTCTGTAGTAAAATCTAAATTTCCTTTTTTATAATTTTTGTTTATTAACTCTTCTAATCTATTTTCATATATTGGTGATATTCCTTTTTTTAAATTATTAATTTTAATATCATCTATATCAACGCAAATAATATTTCCTGCATCTATTTCAGCCAAACATGTACCTGTTACTAATCCTACATATCCAGTACCAACTATAGCAATTTTCATTAAAATCCCTCCATGTAAGTATAAAATTGTCTGTTAATGAGATTTTAACCCATTTTTTCTTAAATTTTTCTTTATTTTTCCTAAGTATTTTCTTATAATCTAAGTCGTTATTCTTAAAAGAAATATTCCCAAAATGATGTATAAAAGTATCCTTACTAAGTACAAGTTTATACTTAGCTTCTAATATTCTCATACAATAATCATCATCTTCAAAATTTCCTGGAAAAAATTGCTCATCTAATAATCCAACTTTATTTATAACTTCCCTTTTTATTAATAAACAAAAACCAATAAGTTTATCTCTTGATTCATATTTTCTTGAGTCTTGTATATTAAACTCACTTGCAAAATCTAACATAGATGTTATATCACTATAACCAACTTCTATTCTTTGTTTATTC